AGGTTGCTACATACAAAGATCAAAGGGGTAATGATGTAGCACAACATATACGCTTTCAGGATAAGAAGTTTGTATGGATTGGTGATATGTCAAACGTAATGCTATGGGGTCAACATTTATGGAGACAACATGGAGGTAATGGTTCTGTATTTATAACTGTATGCGAAGGCGAAATAGATTGTATGAGTGCTTGTCAGATACAGGGTAATAAGTTTCCTTGTGTATCAATACCGTCAGGTGTTCAATCAGCACCAAAATATTTAGCAGCTAATTACAAATGGTTAGATACTTTTTGTCGTATTGTTATTTGTTTTGATAATGATAATGCAGGTAATATAGCGGCAGATAAATGTTTAGAAGTCTTACCAAAAGGTAAAGCAGCTATAGCAAGATTAGAACGTAATGATGTGAACGATCATCTGGTATTAAACGAAGAAGATTTAGTTAGAAAAAAATTATGGAACGCAAGACCATCAAGACCAGATAGTTTGATTAATGGAGCTGATGCTTGGGATTTGTTTATAAAAGAAACAAGTAAACCAATATCTGATTTTCCTTTTCCTAAATTAAATAGCTACACCCAAGGTATATTTCCTACGCAACTGTTTACTGTAGCAAGTGGTAGTGGAGCTGGTAAGAGTACAATATGCAGAGAGCTGGCATATCATTTCTTAGTCAAAAGAAATCTTAAGCTTGGGTATATTGGGTTGGAAGAATCAGTACAAAGAACCTTACAGGGATTGGTTGGTATTGATTTGAATATACCTTTACACCTTGCAGCAGAAGAAACTATAGATCAAGAAGAATTAAAAAAGTCTTTCGATAGATTAACTTCTACTCGTAACTTGTTTTTATATAATCACTTTGGTTCACTTGACCCTGATACTTTATTAGAACAGATACGTTACTTGGCTACGGTTGATGGGGTACAGATAATCATACTAGATCATATAACAATAGTTACGTCAGGTTTAGATTTAGATAATGAAAGACGAGCTATAGATGTAACAATGACTAAGCTTAGAAGTCTATGCGAATCTACTGGTATAGCACTTATACTTGTTAGTCATTTACGGAGACCAGTAGGACAAGCACATGAAGAGGGTAGAGAAATATCTACATCTGATTTGAAGGGCAGTTCTGGATTACTTCAGCTTAGTGATGTCGTGTTAGGTGCATCAAGAAATCAAGTAGGTGAAGCCAGCGAAAGACAGAGACTACAACTAAAGATACTTAAGTCAAGACATACTGGCATGACAGGAGAAGTAGATAAGCTACTTTACGATCAAGATACTGGTCGATTAATTGTTTATGAAAATGTATTTGGAGATTAAGTATGACTTTACTAATTGATGCTGACTATCTTATCTACAATTCATGTTGTGCTTGTGAACAAGATACAAGATGGAATGAGTGGGAGCATACCTTACATACAGATGAAAGAGACATAATGAATCTGATTGAAAATAGATTAGCTTTCTATCAATCAGTAGCAGGTAGTAAGCATGACATTGTTATGTGCTTTAGTTCTTATCCAACATTTAGACATGAAATTTTTCCTGAATATAAAATAAATAGATTAGGTAAAAGAAAACCACTAGCTTTAAAAGACATAATAAAAAAAATTAAATATGAATATACTTCTGAATATTTAGATGGTCTTGAAGGTGATGATGTTTTAGGTTTACTTGCAACTGGAAATAAATATACAGACCCAATCGTTGTGTCTGTTGATAAAGATATGAGAACTATACCCTGTAAGCTGATAGCAGAAGATGAAGTAGAACATATAACACAACGCAAAGCAAATAGACATTGGTTTGAAATGGCTCTTGCAGGTGACGCAGGTGATGGAATACTTGGTATCAAAGGTATGGGTATGGTTACTGCAAGCAAGCTGTTAGCTGATGTACCTGATACTGAAGAAGCTTTATGGCACAAGGTATTAGAGACTTACGAGAAAAAAGGTTATACAATAGCTGATGCTATTCTCAATGCAAGACTTACAAGAATATTACGAGAAGGTGATTATGATATTTTTACAGGAGTAAAACTTTGGAACCCAAAAACAAAACCCTAGATGGAACCACTCACCTAGGGTTTTGAACTTACCAACCTTACCTATCTCACATGGAGGTTGTGTTGCAGCAAAGTAACCACTCCTTGCTATTTATATCGTAACATATAATATAAATATATCTAGCTTTTTACTTTGGAAAATAGAAATCTACCACCTATTACAGATGAACTTATCAATGGTTTAGATTCTGTCTTTCCTCAACGTCACCCTGATTTGTCTATGTCTGAAAAAGAGATATGGTATAAAGCTGGTCAAAGATATGTTGTAGACTTTTTGATAGAACAACAACTAAGACAAAAAGAAACCATGTTAACTGAAAGAGTATTGGAGAATTAGTTATGTGTTTTGGTATGGGAGGTTCAGCTACTACTACTGAAAAGAAACCTAAGTTTAGTAATGCTCCACCTGTTGTAACAGGTAAACAAACAGGTGTAGATAATCCTAAAGATACAAAGAAAGCTACTGAATCTTTAATGATTAAAAGACAAAAAGAAGAAGGAACTTATGTAGACCCAAGCCAACAAAACCTAGCTACAACTACAGCACTTACTGGTAGATCAGGAGGAGGTATTAAAACAGCACAACAAAAAGCTAACTTAGCTAATAATAAAGCCAAGGCAAAATCGTTAGCTGATGCTAGAATGAAAAGAAAATTCTCAAGAGGAATTACAGGTAGAAAAACAGGAGTTGCCTAATTATGTGTTTGCGTAGACCAAAACCGCCAGCTCCCCCAGAACCAGAACCAGTAGATAGTGCAATAGAAGCTACTGCTGAATCAGTATCAGTAGGAAAGAATAGACCTTCAAGAAAGAAGAAGAGAAGTACAACTCAAACACAAGCAAACAAACCTAAAATGTTAGGTACTAGGTCTTTACAAATACCTTTACTTACTACAACTATGGGTATGGGAGCAGGTAACTTAAATTATTCAACGCCATAATGCAAGGTTCTACAGCAGCAAGTAAATACGAACAACTTGTTTCGTTAAGATCAACATACGATAGAGAAGCTAAAGAATCGTCAAAGCTTACGATACCTAGTCTTATACCAGAAACTACTACTGGCACTAGACCCAAAATAAAAACACCTTTTCAAGCAGTAGGTAGTCGTGGTGTAAATTCTTTATCAAATAAATTATTAATGACTTTGCTACCACCAAGCACAGCATTTTTTAAATTAGAAGTTGATAGAACAGAGTTAGCAAAAGAAGGGCAAGAAGGTTTAGCTACTGAAATAGATAAAGGTTTACGATCATACGAAAATGTATTAATGAATGAGATAGAAGTTTCAAACGATAGAGTTGCTATGTTTGAAGCACTAAAACATCTTGTTGTATCTGGTAATGTCTTGTTATATCTAACAGATAAAGGACTCAAGGTATATCCATTATCTAAGTTTGTTTGTAAACGTGATGAAGTTGGTAACGTCATAGAAATATTTACAAAAGAAACAATAAATCCAAGAGCCTTACCTGCTGACTTTTTAGAAAAGATAAGACAAAAAGAAAACTATGATGCCAAGACTTATGAAGATGATCTTGATATTTATACTTGCATCAAAAGATATAATGATGACGTTATTTGGCATCAAGAATGTAAGGGTGAAATGATACCAAATACACAAGGTCAATCTAAAGAAGATGTATCGCCTTGGATTCCACTAAGATTTATAAGAGTTGATGGTGAAGATTATGGTAGAGGATATGTAGAAGAATATAGAGGAGACTTGATAACACTTGAATCTTTGATGCAAGCAATTATTGAAGGTGCTGCTGCTAGTGCAAAGGTATTATTTCTTGTTAACCCAAATGGAATTACAAGAGCAAGCACTATTGCAAAGGCTCCCAACGGTGCTATCAGAGAAGGAAGTGCTGCTGATATATCTGTAATGCAGGTAGGAAAAGGGTCTGACTTTACTGTTGCACAAACTATTATTCAAAGAATAGAGCAAAGACTTGAAATGGCTTTCTTGACAGCAAGATCAGTACAACGTGATGCAGAAAGAGTGACAGCAGCCGAGATAAATCTTATGGCACAAGAACTAGAAAATAGTCTTGGAGGAATATACAGTATCTTGACTCAAGAGTTCCAGCTTAGATATTTAAAGAGACGTATTCACATGATGGTAAGAGCTGGCAAGGTTGCAAAGCTCGACTCTAACTTGGTCAAACCTAAGATCGTTACAGGGTTACAAGGTCTTGGTCGAGGTAATGATAGAAATAAATTAATTGAGTTTATAACAACTGTGGCTCAAGCACTCGGACCAGATGTTATGCGTCAGTACGTCAATGTAGATGAAGCCATAAAACGACTAGCTACCAGTATTGGTATAGATACTGCTAACCTAGTAAAAGATGCCGAGCAAATCCAAGCAGAAATGCAGCAAGCACAACAGCAACAGCTCATTCAAAGTCTTGGACCAGCAGCTTTAGGTTCAAAACTTCTTGACCCTGCTGCTAATGCACAAGCTGAATTAGCCAATGCACAAACTCAACAAATGGAGGAACCTCAAGATGCCAGCTAAAAAATCCAGAAAAAGAGACGAAGATGGAAAGTTCGTTTCTGAACAAGCTATTGTAAGTGAGTTAGGTGTTAATGATACACCTGAACCTTACGAGCCAAAGGTTGTCGAAACTAAAAATGGTCGTACACTTATTTTTAACTAACCAAAAAAAATTATGACTTCATCACAACTTAATGTCACAGAGACACCACCAATGTCTCAAGAAGATTTAAAAACTTTAGCTGAAAATGAAACAGATGAAAATGGTCTTATACTTGGTAAGTTTAGAAATGTAGAAGAACTTGCTAATAGTTATAAAGAACTTGAAGGCAAACTTGGTGCGGTTACAGAAGAAGATGTAGCTGAAACAGAAACCGAAAGTGAAACTGGCATACCAGAAGGTTATGAAGATTTTTATTTAGAAGATGGGTCTGTTAATTATGAATCTGTTAATGAAGCTTACGGTGAAACTTTAGGTGCTATTTTTCAAGAAGCACAAATTGACCCATACAAAATTAGTGCAGAGTTTCATAAGAATGAAGGTGAGATACCAGAAGAAATGTATCAATCTTTATTAGATGCTGGATTAAGTAAAGGAGCTGTTGATTCTTACCTAACAGGTAGAGCAGCAGAAATGGGTTATGGTGAAGCAGGTGAAGCAGAAGGAGAACTAGCAGAAGCAGAAGTAATAAGTATTAGAGAATCTATAGGCGGTGATGATAACTATGCCAAGATGGTTAGTTGGGCTATGGAAAATTTACCAAAAGGTGAGATAAAAGATTTTAATGAAGCAACTAAAACTATGACCGCACCACAATTAAAATTTATGGTGCAAGGTCTCTATCAACAATACACAAAAGCTATGGGAACTGAACCAGATTTAATTACAGGAAAGCCAGCATCAAGCGGTCCAAGACCTTTCCAATCAGCAGCAGAAGTAGAAGCTGCTGTTAGTGACCCACGTTACGGTAAAGATGTAGCATACACACAAAGCGTATATGCTCGATATGAAGGCTCTAGCGTCTTTGGTACAAGTAATGGCTAAGTTATGTGCAAGAGGTAAAGCAGCAGCAAAGCGTAAGTTTAAGGTCTACCCCTCTGCTTACGCTAATGCTTATGCTGTCAAGGTCTGCAAAGGACAAGTCAAAGTTGGCGGTGTAAGAAAAGTAGCTAGTGGCTACACAAGAAAATCATTGAGGGTTGCTTAATCATGGTATTAAAAGGAAATCAAAAAAAGATTGATGTTAACAAAGATGGCAAAATCAGTAGAGAAGATTTTATGATCTTGTCTAAGAACACTAAAAAGAAAAAGAAAAATGGTAAAGCTTACACTTAAACAAGCAGAAACCCTAGCTAAACATTCCAAACATCATTCTAAAAAACACATGGATATGATGAAGAAACTAATGCGTGAAGGTAAAACATTTAAACAGGCACACACTGTTGCACAAAAACAAGTAGGCAAATGAGTTTACGCAGATGGTTTAAAGAAAAATGGGTAGACGTTAAGACAGGTAAACCTTGTGGTCGACAAAAAGGAGAGAAGCGTAGAGGCTACCCTGCTTGTAGACCTTCAAAAAGAGTAAGTAGTAAGACTCCTAAAACTACAACAGAAATGACTAGCGGAGAAACAAGAAGATTTAAAGCAAGCAAGACCAGTTCAAGAAAGATAGCTTATCAACATAGACGTAAGAAAAATAATCGCAATAGTTTAAAGATTGCGTAATAGTGTTATATTTTAAATAGCTTACATTTTTTATGTCTGTATCAATGACCAAAGAAGATAAAGAC